CGGCGGGATGCGGGCATCTCTGCCCAAGTCTTAGTGCCTGCAATCAGGCGGTTTGCCCAGATAATGTTCATGGTGATACCTCATTATTCCTTGTTCAGCGCTTCGTCCAGCTCACACAGCGCGGTTTCGATGGCGGCCAAACGCTCCTCGTTGGCTGCGTCCTGCTCACACAGGGCATCTTCCATTTCAGCCACACGGTCGGGCAACTGTTCGTGCTCCTGCTGCTTCTTGGCTGCGGCTTCCTTCTCCTGCCGGGTGGGCAGATTATGCTTCTTCCATTCGACCATGATTTCGTCCTCCTTACTGGAATGCACCGGAAACAGAATCGATATAGCCGCCCTCGCCGCTTGCGCCGCGCTCCACGCTGATGCGGAAATTGAACGCCGCTCCGGCAGAAGCGGTTTGATTTTCAAAGACAATGTTCGTGCCCTTGCGGACTTCTGCCGTCACGTCCTGCCAGACCGGCGAATCATCCAGCGCGTTGTTGGTTGCTTCCGTCTTGAACGCGGCATCATTCGGGATGGATCCGGACACCTGCAAGATCGCCACAGTAATGTCACCATCCACGGCCAGCGGGGTGGTCAGGGTCACACTTGCACTGGTAACGCTCTTGGTGAACGTTGCGTTCAGGCTGGTGCTCTCCTTGCCATCGTTCGCGGTGATCTTAATGGTATGGGAGCCGTTCAGGATGCGCAGGAAGCCGTCGGCGGTGCTGGCCTGTTCAAAGGTCAGCGCAGTACCGCTTGCAAGGCCGGTACGGGTGTTGGTGGTCTTACCGTCAAGTTTTTCGGTGACGGTCAGCGTGTCACCGTCGGCATCAGTAACGGTATAGGTGAAGTCGAAGGGTACGTTCTTCTCTCCCAGATTCGTGGAGCTGGCGTTGATGGCCGGGGCCACATTGTATCTGACCGTGCGTATAGCGGACGTGGTGTAGCCAGACTCCATGCCCCCGGTGTCGTATGCCTTGACACGGTACATCACGGTAGACCAGCCATTGGCGATGGTGTCGGTGTAGGTCAGCGCGTTGCCCTTGTACACCTGCGTGTAGGCGGAGCCACCATCGGTGCTGCGCTCCAGAATGTAGCCGCTCAGGTTGCCATCGCTGTCACTGGCCGCAGTCCACGAGATCACCAGCGTGCTGCCGCCCTTGACATCCTTCGGCACCGCGATTGACGGCGGCGCAGACGGGGCGTTGTTGTTGACCACCGTTACCCGCGAGCTTGTGCGCCAGCCAGACTCCAGACCATCGGTGTCGTATGCCTTGACGCGGTACATCACGGACGTGGTGCCGAAGGCGACGTTGTCCGTGGTGCTGGTGGCCGTACCCTGATAAATCCGACTCCACGACCAGCCGCCGTCGGTCGAACGCTCTACCTTGTAGCCGGCGAGATTGCTCTCATCATCAGAGCTTTTTGCCCACGAGATCGAGATGTTCGTGCCGCCCATGATGGACGAAGGAACGGAAATGTTCCACGGAGTCGAGGGCGCGGTGTTAGTCGAGACCGTGCCATCATCAGATACCAAGAGAGTAGAGGGCAAAATCAAAGCGGGGCGAACACCGTAGTAGTTGGAGCAGTTGTTATAGCCCCAGTTGCCATTGGAGACGATGAGCATCACGCTATTGGAGACTTGGCAGAACGGAGAGCGGAGCGCCCAGTAGACATCGGCAGAGCCGTTGAGATAGGCAACACGCTTGGAATCAGGACCATTGTCTGCACAGCCCTTGAAATAGGCCAGCTCTGCGCCCTCGCCGCTCGGCATACCGTCGAAGCTGAAGCTCGTTTCGGTCGCACTGAGCAGGAAAATCTTTGCAGACAGGCCGTTCGAGCCGCTGGCGACGGTCGTAGACATGCCGCTGCCTATGCGATACGGGAGCTTTACCTGCTTGATGGCGTTCTTGATGTTCGACTCGAAAAGGCCCAGGAACGTGCCGTTCAGGTAGGAGTGGATGGTGCTGTTGGCGTAGTCGCTAGTGCCCGATCTATTCCACTGGCGTTTTTCGTAGATGTCTTTCATCAGCAGCCAAGTACCGTTGCAGCTATCGTCATAGACGCTGGACGGCTTGCCCTGATGGACAATGATAAAGTCCTTGACCGTACCGTTCACTTTGATTTTAACGGTGCTGCCAACGGCCTTTGCGCCTAATCTTACATTTGCCATAAAAATTCACCTCCTTACTCAAAATTCAATCCTTGCCAGATCGGCGTTCCACACACCGGTCACGGTCAAGCCGTCCAGCGACTCAAAGGTGACGGAGAACGGATTTGCCGTTACGTCGGTCGCGATCTTCAATTGAAGGATATCGATATCCGCCTGCATCTTTGCAGCGGCGATGCGAAAGTCTTTGTGAGATTCCGGGGACAGGTCGTGCTCCTGAATCCGCTCTTCGACAAACAGCTGCAAGCTCTGCATCTCAGCGCTCAGATTGAGCGAGATCTCCGCATTCCGGGAAATCACGATCACCACAGTGAAAACGAACTCAAACTCCTGATCGGTGGAAGCCGCCGGGATCTCGACACCGCGGTCATCCTGCACGAGGAGCAGGAGCGTATCTTCTGCCGCCCCGCTCTGCCGCCCGAAGAGGGCAATCTGATGCAGGGTGTAGGTATCCTCCGCGCCGGTAATGCGAATCTTCACGCGGCGGGCAGCGCTGCCGTTTTCTTCAACAGACTTGATGCCCAGCAGCTCAAGCGCATGCCGCTCGCCGGTGACGTCGGTCTGCGCGTGGAGCACAGCGGCATTTGCAAGACCGCTTCCTCCGACAGCCTGCGTAATCGTGAGCTGCTTGCCCGATACGGCATCCATCAGCAGCTCAATGCCGGCATCGGTATAAGCCAGCGTTTCCCAACTCATTGCGTGTCCTCCTTTTTGATTTCAGGCATCCGCACCGATGCAAGGATGCTTGTGCCGCAGGGTGCGGCGGCAATGTAGGCATATGCTTCTACGGGGTCACAGAACAGATACATTCCGAACACGATATTCGCAGGCTTGATCTGGTTTACCATGTGGATCAGTTCTTCGCGGTGAAGCTTATCTTCAACGTGAGTGCCGATGGTCAGCAGGTAAGCCGGATAATCCACGCGGCATGTCCACCGGCCAACGCCCAGTAACGTGTCGAGCTGTTGGTACAGAAATGCAAGTGTAAAGGGTGGGCGGGTGCACAAACGCGACAGAATGCGCTGCCGTCGAAAACTCAGCGTTTCGGTCAAAGGCTTTGCCCGGATATGCAGGACTTGTTCCCATTTCTGCACAGAATCCACATCCATGGTCTGGACAAAAAAGTTCTTCCCGATGACCCGTACACTATCAGCTGTCCGGGAAAATTGTGCTTTTTCAGCGTCACAGACCTGCTGGTATTCCGCAATTTCCCGGTAAAAAGGCGGCAAAAGGGAATGCAGGTCATGGTTCAGGTCAAGTTCCATGTAGTTCCACCTTCCCCAGCACCGGAACCTGCTGCAAAGCACCGGTCTGCTGCAGCGCCATGTCCGCAGCAATCCCATTGAGCGTCAGAGCCGAAACATTGACGACCCCATCAAGAGAGATGAGCGCGGCAAGGACACGAGCAAGATACACCTCTGCCGAGTAGGCAATGGCCGTACTGCTGATATTGACATCCCAGTTTTTACGAATCTGCAGCAGGTAGTCACTGACAGCGTCCTGCGCAGGCTGCTGTACGGTTTCAAGTTCGTGTCCGGATGCAAGGGTCAGCGTGGCAGAAATGTCTACAGGCACTGTCTTCGGCGCTGTGACGGTCACCTGCGCACCGATGGGCGCAAGCCCAAGGCCAAGCCCCTGACCGGGCGGGGGATCGATGGCATTCTGTACCATCTGCACAAGATCACTGGACGCAGGAAGAAAGTCGGCTCCCAAGATGGAGCAGCACACCGTGCCGCCACCATCCCACACGGGGTAGACCTGCACAGCGCCCACGCCGTCTATCGCTTCGATCTCCTCAACGTACTGTGCCACGTTTCCACCAAAGCTGCGGCTGTTCAGACGTTCAATGATTCTCGCGCGGAAAGGCTCATCCTCTTCGGTGTTTTCGCCGGGAATCAGAAGATCCGTCAACTGAGCGCTGTTCAATCCTTCAATGGAATCAATCGGCAGAATGGGGCCGGAGTATCGGTTGCCGATATCACCGGCAGTCTCAGCCTGCAGACGGTAGGCGCTTCCCTCCGTAATGGTGGAGATGACCACAAAATTGATACTCTCAGTGCCATTGATCGTTGAAAATCGCGCACCGATCGGAACCTCACAGTCAAAGATGCCGACCTTTACAGCGGCGGAAGCCTGCTTGCGGGTGATACCGGCCAGCACTGCCAGAAGATCCAGCGAATCTCCGGAGGCTGTCTGGACGAACGCCTGTTTCTGCACAAGGTCGAGGCTCAGATAAAAGCCCTCAAGCACGTAGGCTGCCGGGCCGAGGGAAGTCTGGATAGGGCTGGTATCGCGCTTATCATAGGTATCCGGCACCAGTGAAAGCATGTAGTCGAGGATGTTTTTGTAGGTTGCATCTGAAAAGTTCTGCATCAGAATTTCACCTCCGTTCCGGTCTTAACATCGCCGTAGACTGTTTCGACGGTAAAACTCACCGTCAAATTCTGCCCGTCGATGCTGTATTCGTAGTTTTTTAACCCCGTGATGCGGTCGTCTGTCAGCAGAGCATCCTGCAGACGGCGCTGCAGTTCTGCGGCAACATAACCGGCATCCTGTCCGACCAGCTCATCCCATTGCATACCGCTTGCAGGCTGGTAGATCTGCCAGCGATAGCGCTCTACGTTCAGGATGATCTCCACTGCCTGCTTTACGGCATCATAGCCGTCGCATGTTCCGGCGATACGTCCAGCTGCACGGTCGATCTTCCATGTCAGGGAAGGCTGAGCGACAAACTCAACGCCGCCCGATAAATCGATGCTGTTTTCCGGCAATACGGCCATTTAATCACCACCTTCATATACACGAGATAACACGACGAACTTCTGGCCACGCTGCACACGCAGAAGAAGCACCTTGTCACCGGCTTTCAGGGCCGGGTTGAGGATGATATATTTCTTATCCTTGCTCAACGGAAGGACTTTTCCATTCTCCCAGCCTTTGATGTCCTCGCTCTGTACAGAGCTGTCTGCGCCCCCTGAGAGCAGGGAATAACCAGTGTAAGGCTCCGATGGGCCGCCTGTGCTGCCGTGAACACCAGCGTGTATATGGGGCATGGCGTGCCGGTGTTTCAGCAGCGGGATCTTCTTTTCAATGACCGGCTCTGCAAGGTAGAGAATATCCTGCCGCAGTGTAGCCATTTCCGTGTTGATGGAGATTTCCAGCACATCATCATCGGGCGGGGCCTTTACCACGGTGCCGATCTGCAGATCGGTGGGCTGGTCAACGTCTCCGGCAACCCGGTTCAGCTGCAAAAGTGCTTCCACGATGTCCAAAAGATTTCCCTCCCTTACAGAGCTTTTGCTTCCAGTTCCATTGTGTGCAGATCGTTTTCCCACGTATGAGAGACCTTTTCCAGCATGACATACTTGCGGAACGGGTCGCCGTCAAGATCATTGATATTGACCAGAAGAAGCTGTCCCGCCCGCAGGCTATTGACACCCAGCGAGGTGAATTTGAGTTGCTGCAGAACGCGATTGTAATACTCCAGACTGACCTTTGCCTGCTCCTTGACCTGTGCGTCTGTGGCCGCTTCGTCCACCTTTTGATAGAGCTGCAGCAAGCCCCAGCGGGCAATGGTGTCCGAATCCTTTCGGATAAAAACATCGGACTTGCCGGTCTCCTTGTTCGGACGCACCAGCTTGATGCTGTTGTAGGTCTGGGAGTCAATGGACGTGTTGTAGCTGTAGTTGGTCATCAGGCTCTTTTCGCCGATGATGTAGTCGCTCTTCATATCAGCTGCAGAGCGCAGAGCAACACCATCTCCAGAATCGTAAAAAACAAAGACCGTGCCGGTATTCAGCAAGGTCTTCTGGATGGCAGTATTGATGATGTCGATGCAGCTTTTATCCTGCATCACGAGGGAGGGGAGTTTGTAGCCGGTATCGGCCAGCGTGCCCACATCTACCTGCAGGTCTTCACAGATCTGCTTGATAATGTCGGCGGCGCTCTGGGCATAAAATGTGTAGCTGTTATTTGCTTTCAGGTAGCGCAGCCGGTCATAGCAGACCACATCCACAGGCCCCCAACGGTCCTGCCCGCGGCTGAATACCCATCCATAAAACTGCAGTTCTCCATCTGCGGAAAACCGTACAACGTCGCCCTCTTCGATTTTGGATTGCGGCGTGCGCAGATAGGTGAAGGTAAGCTTGCCGGGATTCCCGGTGCGCTGGGTGATCCAGCTTGCGGTTGTTACGCTGTTAGTGAGGTTTAGCAGGTCTCCGGGCGTTTTGCGGCCCACGATCAGTTCATAGCTCACCGGTTCACCTCCGTGAGGTCAGAAGCGGACATCCAGCCGAATACCACCCCGGAAAGATCCTGCACGCAATACGGATGCGGGTTTGTGCGGGATACGATGCGCCGTACCTGCACCTGCTGGCCGCTGAGCGTGCCGGCAGGTGTTGGTGCAGTGCTGGTGCTGTAATATTTCCCGTTTGCCTTACGCTGGGCACCCACATAGAGTTTGCTGCTTTGGATGCTGCGTGCTGGAGTAAGGATCACTTTTACAGCACTGACAGTAGACGTTGCGACAGCAGCGGCAGAAAGCGCCCGCGTGACAGTGTTCAGCGCAGAGGATGCCGTAGTGGCTGCAGGCGAGAAGTTTCCGCTGCTGCCCTGCAGAACAGCCTTCTGCGGTGAAAAGTCCTTGTATTCAGTAATGGTCAGGTCAAAGTAAAAGTCGCCGGTCTCGCCGCCGCGCTCCTCGGTCTTGAAACTGGTAACAAGGCACTCAAAACCCATGCCGCCACCCAGAAACGGGGTGCCGTTCTCATAATAGCGCACCGGCGTATAGACGATGGGCCTTTTCTGATCCATTGCGCTCTTGAAAAACGTAATGTACACCGATGGCGGTAAAAACACGGCCGCGCTCATCCATGGGAGCCTGCGTCCGGGAAACAGACCGGAGATCGTTACCTTACGCAGCTTTGGCGTGCGCGGCTGCATGACAGGGCCAAGGCCAAGCACATTATACTCGCCATTGTCGGATTCTTTGGTCTCCGGAAGCTTTTCCGGGTTGATGGGCAGGGACAGCACGGTGCTGTCCCGTGAAAAATAAATGCGGTAAAGGCTCGGCATACATTCTCCTTAATTGACCGCAACGACACTGCCACTCTGCACGCGCTCCATAATGAGGTCGCCCAGAAGATCGGCAAGGCTCTGGCGGTCGGCTTCAGTGTTTCCGGTGTTCTGGCCTTGAACAGTAATGACCGGGGCCTGCGAGGTGAGGTTGATGTTGTTCACGAATTTACGTTCCGCAATATCAACCATCATCTTGAGCTGCTCATCTGAAAGATCAACCGTTTTTGCGATCTTACCGGTGTTGTTCTTAATTGCGCCAACATTATTCAGCAGTGAATTGACATCTGCTGCCTGCGGAACGCCCAGATCGCCAAGACCGCCCGGCCCGAACAGGTTGCCAAGGCTGAGGTTGGAACCCCAATCATATCCTCTGGTGTAGGCGCTGCCGAGATCCATGTTCTCCCACGGCTTCACATACTCGGTATAGCCGCTGTTCTGGATCTCATCGCTCCGTTTTTTGGCAAGATCGGTGATCCAGCCGCCCAGGCCGCTGGTCAGATCGACCGTCACGCCGGGGATCATGTTGATAAGCCCCTCAACAGCGGACGCAATATTCTGCATATACTGCAAAACGGTGATTGCCATATCATAGAACAGAACTTTCACAGCGGCGACCGGGTTCGTGAACACATTGCCCACAAAGTTTGCAAACATGGCAAATCCATTCTGCAGGGGAACCAGAACACTGTTGAACACGAATGCACCCATCACAGCAAATGCGCCCGTAATGATACCTGTAGCGGAAACGCTTGTGCCTGCAAAGTGGTTCATCACAGCAACACCTGCATACAGGGCAGCTACCAGCACCAGAACGGCGGCAGCGGCCAGTGCGGCCGGGTTTGCGGCCATGACGGCATTGAGAAATGCCTGTGCGGCAGCGGCTTTCTCAGAAGCAAATGCCAGAATGTTCGTCCAGTTGGCGGCAATCAGCAGCACACCAAAAGCGGTTCCCAGAGAAATCACAATGGGGACAACCGTCTGGATGTTGTTCGCTACCCAGTTGATGGCTGACAGCAGCGGGTCAAGGGCACGGATGGCAGCGTTGGAAGCCACCGTCCAAACCTGCGCCCAAGTCATGGGGGTTTTTGCAAATTCAGCGTTGGTCTCTGCTGCGGCTGCAAACATGGCGTTTTTTACAATGGCGGCGGTGATCTGCCCCTGTGCACCCATTTCGCGCAGCTTGCCCATATCCACCTGCAGATAGTCCGCAATGGATCTTGCAATGGCCGGTGCCTGTTCCATGACGCTGTTCAGTTCATCGCCGCGCAGCACGCCGGACGCAAGGCCCTGTTCCATCTGAAGAATTGCAGCCTGCACAGCTTGCCCGGATGCGCCAGAGAGCGCAAGCTGTTTGTTCAGCTGTTCTGCAAACTGCACGATCTCCTTCGTGTTGTCAAATGCGCTGCCCGCCATAGTACCCAACTGTGAAACCAGCCCCATGGTGTCCATAAAATTGCCGCGGGAACGCTGCGCGGACTGGTAGATCATCGTTTCCAACTGCTGCGTGGTCTGCAGGCCATCGTTCATACGGTCAAGCCGGGCGCGGGTAGAAACCAAGCTGTCTGAAAGGTCTACGGCTCTTTTCAGCCCCTGAATACTGAGGTAAGAAGCAGCAAGCCGTTTCACAGCGCTTGCCAGAGCATCAGCGGAAGACGTGGCCGCTTTCTGATTGTCCGAAAGTTCTTTGGTGCTTTTGGATGCTTTTTCAGCGGCATCGGCCTGTTCTCGGATAGCGGCGGCTTCTTTTTCCACCGCAGCCTGCGTTTCACGGGCTTTTCCGGTAAGGATGCCGGTTTGTGTACCCAGCGCTTCCACCTTCAAACGCAGGCGTTCGTTCTGGGTCTCAAGCTGTTTGTACGCAGCGGTGCCCGCTTCACCGGCAGCGCGCATGGCATCCAGCTGCTGAGCACTGGCTTCAAAGGCCGCAGTTGCCTTAGCAGAAGCAAGCTCTGTGCTCCGCAGTGCGGATTCATAGCTTTTCAGCTGGCGCTGTGCAGCGGTGGTTGCAGAAGCCGCATTCTTCGCGACTGTGATATACCCGGCCAGCGGATTGGAAGCCTGATCGTCCAGAATGAACCTTGAATGGATATCAGCCACTGTGTCCAGCCTCCTTCATCTGTCGGGATTCTTTTAAGCGCTTTTCCATTGTACGCAAAGCAAATGCCCGGACCAGAGCCTTTTCACGCTCCGGCAGGGCATCGTATTGACCGGGGGACCAGCCGAGATTGTCAAAACAGTAGTAAGCTGTCAGAACATCAATATCCCAGAGGTCCCCGGCGATCAGTTTTTTGCTTCTTCGTCCGGGCCTTCATCCAATCCGGACAGTTCGTTGATGGCGGTGATGAGTTTGAGAAACTCACCGGCCAGCAGCATCTTGCCGGGGACCTGGACAGGATCTTTGGTGTTATAGTTTTCGCACAGCTCAGCGCTGTGAAAGTCGGGGAATACCGTTGCAGCCACGATCATGCGGCTGGAATATTCGTTGGCATCCATCTCGTCCTGCCACTGCTGGCCTACCTTTTTCTTGCGGGTGGATGCCTTGAGCAGGGAAGAATTTTCTTCCTGGGTCAGGGCGCGGATCTTAAACGGAACAGGTTTGCCATCTGCGCCGAGAAAGCGCTTGGAAATGACAAGCTCCTTTTCTTCCGTAGGAACAGCGGGATGCAGAAATGCGGAAAGTGCGCTCATAAAGAATACCTCCTATCAGTTGCCCAGATTGACCGGGTCGGAAAATGCTTTCAGACGGTTTACCTTGGTGTAGCTGAAATTGAAGTCATAGTTCAGCATTGCTTCGTCGTCGTTCAGGATGGACAGCGGAATCTCACCGGTCAGCATACAGCCATAATAGCCCATGACCTGATCGCCCACGCTGGCCGTGGGGTCGTTGTTGGTGATGGTGATATCAAAGGTTTCCATTACACCAGTGTTGATATACTGCAGCAGCATATCGGTGAACAGGTTGCTGCCGTTGGAACCAAAGTAGACATTGCCGGTGCCGGTCTGCGTGACACCATTGGCCTTTTTCTGCACCGTGCGGGTGCCGATGGTCTTCATGTCCGAGGTCTGAATGCCAGCCACAGTCTTGATGTTTTTCATGCCGCAGATCTCTGTGATGCGGCCATCACGAGTGACGGTGATTTTGCCTTCGGCACCGTTCAGGGTGTCCTGTGCAAGCAAATACATTAAAATCCCTCCTTACGACACATCCAGCGTGATGTAGATCTTGTTGGTGCTGCCCACGGCTTCGATCGCCAGCGTGATAAGCACCGCGTCCTTGGCATCGCCCTTCTCAACGGTGACATCGGTTTCGCCATCAAAGTTCTGGATGCCACCGGATGCCTGCAGCTGGGTCAGGTACTTCACGACGGCGCTCTTGTACTCCATGCGGCCCGCATCGGTGTTGTCCACAATGCCCACATAGTTCTTGGAGAACTGAGAATACAGGTCGTTGGCGATGGTGTTGCACAGCCGCATGGTACGGTTGTAGCGGTACACCTCGCCGATCTCCGAAGTGTAGGTGACCAGAGAATTGATATCATACTCCACGCGGACTGTACCATCATCGGCATTCAGGACGAACTTGCCGGAATTGATGGCATCCACGTACTGGCTGTGGGTCAGCCGGGGAGAGATGTCCACAGCATTGGGATAGACGGCGTTGGTCAGATCCTGTCCGTAGGTGGCGGCAGCCAGTGCGCCGCCTGCCCACCAGCACACCTGCTGCGGGGTCAGGGTTGTGCCATCGTCCAGCACAACGCCGGTGTCCACGTTGACGATATAGCGGGTGTCAGGATTGGTGCTGCCGGATTCCACCAGCTGAGAATAGCGGCCCGTCTCGGTATTGACCCGCTTGATGAAGCTTTCCATCGCGGTACGCGCCGTGTTGTCCGCGCCATCGTAGATCAGCACATCGAACTTGTAGGGCTCAATGGCGGTCAGGAATGCGCTGTAAGCCGAAGCTGCTACCACGCCGTCCTCTCCGCCGGTCAGGGCAGTTCCGACATTGGCAGTCAGAGCGCCGGTGCCGCTCCAGTCCACCCAGCTGTTTGCAGCCAGTTCTTCCACCGTCTTGGCGGTCTGCTGGTCTTTGATCTCACCATCCACTACAGTTGAGACCTCAAAGCTGCCTTCCGGCGAGGAAAGCGCCGTCACAACGACGGAGATATCGTTCCCGCGTACGCCCACATACTTTGCGGTAGCGGTCAGCGGCGCGATCTCCATGGTGGCTTTTACGGCACCACTGGCCGTGGGACGGTACAGCAGTACCTTGCGGGGCGCTGCCGTGCGGTTGGTGCCCTTGAAGATCTCGGTCAGAAACCGGTTTTCCGGCGCAGTAATATCATAACCGGTGTACACGGTCATGTCGGCACCGGCATCGATCTCAATCACTTTGGCCGTCGGACCCCAATGCAGAGGTTCACAGAGCGCAGCAATGCCGCGGTCGCCGACGGTCAGATCCTGTTTGTTCTTCGACCGGAAGCGAAAGTAAACGCCCGGCCGGACTTTGTTTTGTACGGTAAAGGTTCCACCTGCTGCCATAGCGGGTCACTCCTTCCAAAAATCTTTCACAGCGGCCTGCGCCTCTGCGAGGGTGTAATACGGTTTGTTCAGTACCGCAGCCAGAAAGTCCGGCTGATATCTCGCAAAACGCGGGTCCTTCAGCAGAACTTCACGGCGATACTGGGTTTCTTTTTCTTTCATTTATCCACCTTCTGATCGATGCTCAGGGTCTGCATCTTTACAGCATCTTCGGGCTTTTCCACAAAAATACGCAGCTCGAATTTGTAATGCAAACCGTCGGAATCAATGTCTGTCTTGCGGTCATAGGCCCGCAGCAGGGCGGTGTCTGTACCATCGGTATAGGGAAACACCTCCATGCAGAGGTCTAAGGTTTCTGCGGCGGCACTGTACTGCTGCTGCAGGTCAGGCAGGTTGTAATCCAGCAGATAGGTCAGGTCTACGCCGATGGTGCGCAGCCAGCGCCCACCCGGGTGCGGTTTGATGTTGGAATACCGCTGCTGCAGGAACATGCAGGGCGGTTCTACACCCTGCTGGGCGGGATCTTCAAGCATCTGCACACCGGGCAGGACAGGCGCGAGATGTGCCGCCAGCGAACGTGCAATGGTGGTAACTGTAAAGTTCATCTCAGAATCCTTTCCAGCTCTCTGCCGGTTCTTTCCAGTTCCGCCTGCAGCGTTTCTTCGTAAGCCTGCTGGGCAGCATCGGTCATGTGCAAGCCTTCCACGTACTGCGTTTGGGTGCCCACCATGATGCCCACCTCATCTTTCCGGCTGGGGTCATATTCCAGCAGGCCGGAAGCAGGGTTCACATACAGGCCGGGCACAAAATGTTTGTCAATCCGGTGGCCGTCATTCACAAAAGAAGCATATTCTTTGTTATTATTCAGCTCGGTGACATACTGCCCGGCCTGCTGCTCCGGGATGATCTTGCTGTCCGTGGCCCAATGCTGCTTCAGTTCACCGGTGCGGGTGTTGATGCCGCTCAGGCTGTCTGCTGTGGGCGGGGTCTTTTCCTGTGCGGCTTCCACTGCGCGGATGGTGGCGTTCTTCGCGGCAACAGAAATCATATCCGGCAGAACTTTTTGAGCTGCTTCCAGTTTTTGAATGTATTCATCCAGCGTCATTTCACACGCTCCTGCTTCAACAGTGTGATCTCCTGATGGGCCAGCCCCGGCATGACCGCACCGAAGGGTTCATAATAGCGCTCCGGTGTGTCTGCAAAATAGCGCTCGTCCGGCGCAGTATAACCCAGCTTTGCACCTCTGTGGATCACCAGCTCATCTCCGGGCTTGATATCCACTTCGATGCCGCAGGCCAGCTTATCGGTCTGGGTGATGCTGGCAGCAGTCTGGTTCATCTGCAGCCCGCTGGTCTTTGTCTGATAGACCCGGCAGGCAACACCGGAAAGCACCTTCCTGCGTTCCATGTGGGTCAGGCTGTTCTCGGTCACTTTCTCATTGCGGAACACATCTGCCGTGTCGGTGTACCAGTCCGTCCAGTCCATCCTTCATCACCTCAGATCACATAACTGCCCGCAAGCCCGATGAACCGGGCGCGGTTGGCCAGCATCTGGCCGTAAGTGGTAGCATTCAGGTCGCCCCAGTCCTCAGTGCCTGCGGTCAGGGCGGAGGTGTCGTAGGTCACAGAACTGTCGCCCAGTGTGGCGGATTTCACCACGCCCACCAGTGCACCGGAAGCTGCAGCCTGCGCAGGCGTTGCGCTGCTTTCAGCAAAGGTGCGCAGCTGCAGGGTCACGTAATGTGCCACATACAGCCCCACGGCGTAGTGCCAGCTGTACAGCCATTTGTCCGGCTGTACGCTGACATTGGCCATGCGCACGATCTCATTCAGCAGAGCATCCGGCAGGTGACACTTGCCGTCGGCATTGCAGAACTGCGGATATTCTTCCTTGAACTGCTCAGCGGTGTAATTTCCGACGCTGCCGCCGAGGTTCGCCGCCTGCTGGCGGACTCCACCAAACTGTGCACCGTAGATCATGCCGTTCTCCTTACTCTGCCGCAGCAGGCTCTGCGGGCTTCTCCTCAGCCTTGGCCCTGCGGGTCTTTACCGGCTTTTCAGCTGCAGCCTGAATGTCCTTATCGCGGTGTTCGGTGGCAACGATCTTACCATCGGCCGCCAGTGCCTTAAAATAGGCCGTCTCCGCGGCCCAGTCGGGGACGGTGGCAAAACCATCCTTTTTCAGCACGACCGGTGCAACACCGGGTGCAGGGCTGGGAATGATGATGTTGCGCTTTGCGAGGATGAACATGATGCTTCTCCTTTCTCAGATGCCGTCCACGTACAGAATGGAGGTGGGGTAGAACAGCTGCACCTCGGAAATGTTTGCCATGTATGCAGTATCATAGCAGACATTGGTCACGTTAGGAGCAGTCATGATGCGGCTCATAGGCACCAGTTCGTCCATCTTGATGTAACGGGGCTTGTTCACGTAACCCACCATGCGGTCGGTCTTGCCGGTACCTGCGCCCTTACACCAGCGGCAGCCGCCGATGAACAACTCACCACCATTCTTGACAGCGGCGTTGTTCTTCATCAGGAAGTCGTAGATGGTCTCGGATGCCAGATCGGACACCATGGTGGTCAGGATGTAGTTGTACTGCTCATAAGGCAGCAGGATGTGGTTGGGGATGGCATCGGTGTCATACTCGCAGGAAGCCCACACAGCGCTCAGCAGGTCGTTCACGTCCTTCAGGATCTGCTGCGGGGTCTTATCCTTCCACTTGGTAGAGGAGGAGTCCGCACCATTGCTGGCAGCAGTGGTCTCGGTGACATTGGGGTTGTTCATCAGGCCGGTGGTGCCGTAGTCCTCGAAGCCGGTGTAGACGTTGGCATCCATGTGCTTGTCGTAGGTCAGGCGGATGCCGTCCTGCAGCAGCTGATCAAGGCTGCGGCCGATGAGGTTGGAGCGCTGCATGTCCACGAAGTTCACGCGCAGAGCCGCGCTGAACAGGTGCGCCTTGTATGCGCCCTTGGCAACGTTGGCCTGAATGATGGGCGTGCCGTTGGCACCGCCTGCACCCACAGCACCGGAGCCGGAGCCGCCGGTGATGCCGTAGGCCACGTTCATGGCGGTGACGTAGTCCACCCAGCCGCCGCCGGTCTGGATGGGGATATCGCGGGCATAGGTGACGCTGGTGAGGGGCTTGCGGATCAGCGGGTCACGCTTTTCCAGCTCACTGGTCAGGAATGCGCCACCAGACGCAATGCCTGCTGCGTCCATGGTAAAAGAAGAGCCGGACGGCGCAACACCGCCCAGCTTCGGGGTAAACACACCGGCATCGAAATTGCCGACATTCTGGAAATCTGCCATATTCTGTTCCTCCTGTTACACGTTCTGACGGGTGAGAATGACCAGCTCGGCCACGCCGTTTGCGTCTGCAGAGCCGCCCCACTGGCAACCGGTCAGCTTTACGGTGTTGGCGCTGGTGCTGTCTGCCTCGGCCTCAAAGCCGCCCACGACAGCATTGGGGAGCGAAGTGTTCTTGATGATGCGCACGTACACTGCGCCGCCGCGCTTCGGGGTGCCCTTCTGGCACAGCACGTTGATGCTGCCGCGCTGGAACACGCTGCCAGCATCGCCGGTGGTGTATGCGCCGGTGTTCTGGTCAGTGTAAGACAGGGCAGAGCGCATCTCGCGGCCTGCAACGCCCGCAAACCTGTCTGCGGTAACGCCGGAGCCCTGCATCAGGACAACGGCACCATTTGCATCATACATCAGAGCCATGCCGAAGGGCAGGGGCTCTTTTTCGCCCACAGGGCGAGTTACAACGATCATGTCGGGCTGGCGTGCGTAGGAACCGGCAAAGCCGTGCTCCATCTCCGCGCCGATGATCTGCGGATTGAGCTGAGAAAGTGCCATACGATCAAGCCTCCTTATGCTTGTGCGGGTTGAATGCGTCATACGCGGCCTGCGATTCTTCACAGACTGCTTCGTAGCTGGTGCGGCCGGAACGGTGGGCAGCCTGTGCTGCGCTGTCCTGTGCGGCCTTGGTGATGCCTGCCAGCAGGCCGTCCACGCCGTCATCCTTGCCGGGGTCAGCGTCGGCGGGCGGCTGTACAGGCTCCTGTGCCTTCTGCGACAGCGCCTTTACCAGCGTGGTCACGGCGTTCAGGATAGCATCCAGCTTGGCATCAATACTGTTGCCTGCGGGCTTTTCTGCCGGTGCAGGCGGGACACTGTCCTCTGCGGGGGCAGTTTCGGCCACAGGGGGCTGTGCGTCTTTTGCGGGTTCAGCTTCCGGCGCAGATGCGGGTGCGGCTTCCGGCGCGGCAGTCACAACAGCGGCGGGGTTCTTTTCGGATTCGTTCATTGCAGTTCCTTTCTCCGCCGGTGCGGCGGCACTGTCCTGAATGGCAACCAGATGCCCTGCGCGCCCTCTGGGCACGATCGCAACATGGTTTCCTCGTATATTAGTCTGGCGGTATCCCGTGCCATCCGGCGTGTAGCAGCACCGGTAGCCGCAGGACACCTCCCGCGTCACGCCGTTTTCCACATCAGAGATCAGGCCGGGATCCTTCAGGTGAAGGTCAGCGACAAGATAATCGCCCTCCCGGTGAACATTCTCTGCGTGGCCCTTGGCGTAAAGGGCGTGATTTTCCGGCATCAGGCGTTCAGGAGGATGATTCTGGGTTACATCCTTACCCTCGAAACTGGCAACTGCTGCCGGGTCGAACACATCTTCAGGGCGGCGCTGCACCTGCACAAGGCGGTCAGGATCGCCGTCAAGGCCCAGTTCCCCGGCAAAGTATTCCTGCTGGCCGATGCGCGCAATGGGCACGTCATGGCAGATGAGGAAGCCCTCCGGGGTCTTGGTCATGTGTTCGCTGATTTTACTGCCGTAATAGGCAATCAAGGGGCATCACCTCCGAAAAATGGGTATAAAAAAACACGGTGCTGTCTGCATCGTGTTCGTTTCAGGTTTGGCGGTCACGGTAAGCGCTCACCCAGCCCTGATATTTTTCATCCCCGGCCAGCTTGTGCCGCTGGAAGGTGGCAAAGGTCTTGGGTACCTCGTCGCCCAGGGCGGTGCGGTAGCGTTCCCACTGCCGGTACTGAGCAAGCCACTTGGCACGGCCCTGTTCTTTGTCGCGGTAGGCTTTGATCTGTGCTTCGGTGCGCGGGTCGCGGCTGTAGGGGTTCGTCTTGGGGCTGGAAAAGCGCCTGATACGCTCAAGCTCTTCCGGCGTTCGTCCTGCCGGTGTCCACGGGTGGAGACTGTGCAGGCAGTTGGGGTGGATGTTCAGCCAGCTGTTGGAAAGATCATCCGGCCCAGCGGGGTCCATCTTGCCGAAGGCGTCTGAAAGCGGCGGGAAGTCCGGGTCTTTTCCGCTGCGGCTGTACACCCGGCCCTCGTAGGGAGTGCACAGGGCACAGGTGGTGCCGTGGGCGCTGATCTGGTATAGATCCTGTTCCGGGTCAGCGGTTATCACAGACAAGATCTCTGCCTGCCGCGACGTGGAGCGGGAGACCGTTGTTGCATAGGTGTGCAGGCTCCAGTTCCGGCCTGCTTTGTCAGTGAAGGCTGTCACGCCTTCCCGGCGCAGAGCGTCCACAAAGGCGGGCACGCTCTGGTTGATGCCACGCCCTGCAGCCTGCTGTGCGGCTACCTGTTCCAGCCCAACGCGCCGGTAAATGTCCGGTTCCGTGCGGCCCAGCAGGGCACTCTGCAGGCCTGCCAGCACAGTGCTGTGGGCATCGGTCAGCTGGCCCATGAGGTTCATGGTCAGCCGCTGCACAATGTCCGTCTGGGTGCTGGTGAGGGTCTTAGCATTGAGATACCCGGCCCGATGCTTTTCCACCGTCTCGCCGGGCACAGCTCTGGCATCCGGGCGGCGCACATAGAACTGCGCTTCCACAAGGCGCGGTACATACTCCCAGTCCTGCGTTTCAAGCTGGCGGAGAATGGCCTGCACCCGTTCCAGAGCAGCCACAGCGTGATAATCCACAAGGCCTTGACTGCGCAGACGGCCGATCTCGTTGATGATATCTGTTTCGGCACGCAGGTACAGCCGGATGAGCCGTTCCAGTTCCCGGTCAGGGGATGCACGGGCAAGGGTGGGCATAGGCTTCCTCCTGAAAATGGGCAAAAGAAAAGCGCCGGACTTTCGTCTGACGCTTGTACTGTTAAATTAAATGCAGGGCACTGTTTCCTTGATCGTTTTGAGGAAAGCAGCGGCCTTTTTCATCATGCTGTTTTCCTGCAAAAACTCAATGCCTTTCTGCGTAATGCGAAGGTCAATGACTTTGACGCTGACAGCGGAGCCGATCGACGCAGGGAAAACAAGCCCTACAATATAGCCTTCTTCTGTCAGGCTGCGCATGATGTTGAACCAGTACCCCACGGGGATATGAAGAACATCCGCTGAAATGCAGTCCATATCAGGCTGTTCGCCAGCTTTGAAGCAGGCGTAGAGATATGAAAGAATGCGATATGCAAGAACAAAGTAATCATCCTTGGACATAGGTCAATTCTCCTCAAGGTCTAGCCCATCGTCGCCCGGAGTAAGCCCGTCCGGGGCAACTTCATCGAAGTATTCGATAAGTTCTTTCATGCTTGCATCCGGGTGCTTTTGTGCATACTCAAGCATCTCGTCCTCAACCTGATATCCTGCCGGTGCATTCAAAAGCCAAAGCAAATTATTTTCGTCCTCATAGGACATCTCGACATCAGAGGCAGGTTCATAGTGCTCACGAACATACTGCACCCATACAGATTCCTGCTTGCTCATTTTTTCCTCCTGTTCGTGATTGGAATGCGCCGTTCAACGCTCAGTCCACCAAAGCCATCTGCAGTAACGTGGTACTGATAATTGGCATCCCGAATAATGACCTTTTCACCAGCCAGAAGCCCCGGGTACTGCGTGTTCAACACACCGGTGAGCCTTGCATAGGTCTTGGGCTTGAGCTGAATTTTGCTCTCGCTCCTCTGCGGAGACGGTGCGTACTTGGTTTTCTCTATTTTACCGCTCCCGCCGCCGCTTGTAAAGCGTCCGTCGGAGGGGTCGTGGCGGGAGTTGAAATCGAATACCGAGGTGTCCGCAGTAGGAACCTCAATTCCGGTCAGATTTTCTGTCAGCCCCGCCAGCGGGTCGCGCATGGCGGTCACGTCCTGATAAGTCTTGCCCGCATTAGCGGCAATGGCTTCATCGGTGATACTGCCGAACATGCCGGTCTCATCGCTCAGGCGGCGCAGCTCCTGCTGTGCAGCGGGCACATCCAGCAAGCCGGACTGAAACGCACTAACGATGCTGTCAGCCTTGATTTTTGCAATGTCGGCGGTCTCTTTTGCGGTTGGTGTCCACAGCGGCGGGAAGCTGAGGGCTGCATCTTCCAGTTGGATGCCTGCGGAACGGGCCAGAACAGGCAGCAGCTTTTCCAGAACCGGGCGCAGTCTGCTTTCCCGCAGGGTATCCACATAGTCGTAGTAGTTCTTCAAATCGCTTTCGCCGGTGGCGTTCATGCCGGCAGGAGAGCGTCCGAACAGCTTCGTCATAGGGTAGTGGGATGCGCCGCACAGGTTCAGGCACATGCTCTCGTACACTTCCTGCAGGCCGGTGAAGGTGTACTGTGTATTGTTGATCTTGTTGCCCTGTTCCACCAGCTGTACACCAAAGTTGGAGCGCAGCACACTCTGGGCCTGCATGGTGTTCCAGAAGCGCCGCTGCACATCCGGGCTGGAAAGGGAAAGCAGCTGTTCCAGACCCTTGACCTCCATGGTGTTGATGTTGGCCTGAAAGGTTAGCGCTGCCATGTTGGCCGAAACATTATCGTGGGCCACAACATCCTTGTACAGGGCTTCCACCTCGGATTCGCCCCAGTAAAGCTCCGCCTGCCGTTCCAGTTCCGGCAGTTCTCTGCCAATGAACCGGACGACGCGGGAGTGATGCACCCGGGTGACGATATGCCCGGCGGCATCGTTGATGGAATAGAACGCAGGCACCACCTCGCCACCCTCAAAGGTCAGGCCCGGTTCCGGTGAGATACCCTGCCAGCGGTCAAGGATGTACAGGCCCCGGAAACTGCCGGGCTGGATGCTGTCGGGGTCCAGCGGTTGGGAAAGGTCGGTCTGCCCGGCGATCAGGATCAGCCCGGCGGCACCGCCATACAGGCGACCCCATTTCAGGCCGGTGGAAATACATCTGCGCAGACCGGCGCGCTGCTCAGCACGATGCAGAGCTTTCAGCTGATCGGGCGCAGCGTCCTTGAGTTCGTACCATTCCCGCAGCATATCGTCCACCATCAGGCCAACAACATTCTGCACGACCCAGTTTTCACGGTAGAGGCTGTTGAGCAGCGCATAGTTGCCGGTCATTCGGGTGAGCGGATAGCTGGTGGCTTCCAGCGGGCTCTGGCTGCCATAGCCCAGCCGGAACAGCGGGTTGGAGAAAGCATCCAGTGTCAGGGTATTCGGTTGTGTGCCCCCGGCGGGGCGGTTCTTGTTACGCCTTGACATGCTCAAACCTCCAATCAGGCAGGGAATTTACAAAATAGCGTAGGGCATCCATTGCGTGGTCGTTTTCCTTTACGGGTTTCTCCACGCCCAGCAGTGCAGCCTTATCGTCCCAGCGGTAAAGGCCAAACTCGTCCAACAGACCGGTGCAGGCTTTGTTTACCAGAAGGCGGCGCTTGGAGATCAGGGTGCTGCACCGGCGGATGCCGTTCAGTACATCGTTGTTGGCTTCCATGACATAGACGCCGCGCTGGCGCAGTGCGGTGATGAAAGATGCCGCCGACGGGTCCACATAGGCCGCACAGGGGTTATCTCCCATAAAGGCCATGAAGTCGTCGGCATATTCTTCATCGGTTTTCTGGCGGCGTTCCTTGCGGCCATCCCATCGGTATTCCCGGTCAACACGGACAGTTTCACCGTCGTCAAAGATCGAGAGAAAACAGGTTGGGTTCAAGGTTCCGTAGTCTACCGCAATGGTGCGGGTGGAAACGGCCTGCATTGCAGTGGGCGGAACCGTATAGACATTGGCCGTGAAGTCAAACATATCGTAGATCAGGCCCTCGGCGGCTCTGCGCTGGCCCAGAATGTCGCGGGCGTACCAGATACTCTTGCGGTCATAGGTGGCAAGCACGGCCCGGAGCTGCTCGTCCGAGATGCTCATGTTGTCCGCAATGGTGAAGTGTCCATAGTTCAGGCCGTAGGCGGGATTTTCGCGCTGCTTTGCTTCGTGGAAGTCCAGCACGGTCTTGTAGTACCAGTGCCCCTCCGCCTTGGGGTTCAGATCATGAAAGACCTTTCTGTCCGGGCTGGACAGGGTACGGTCGAATACTTCCTTGATGAAAGTTTCGCTGCATTCATTGGCTTCGGTGATGTACGCGGTGCCGTAGGTGTTGCCCTTGATCAGCTTTTCGTCACCGGCTTTGCCACCACCAGACACCAGCACCACCTTTTCGCCGGTGGCAGTCTGGATGTACAGACAGTCGCGGTTCTGGTAGGTGCCCTCACGGCAGCGGCCCTCAAAATAGTTTTTCAGGCCGAAGCCGTCACAGTCCAGAATGTTCAGCCGGGCCGTCGCAGTGGATACGCCCGCGATCAAGTGGATGCGGCTCGGATGCTTTTCAAGAATGGTGCAATACGCCATCGTGATAAGCACGTTCTTACCACCACGTTTACCGCCCTCTGCAACGTTGAACCAGTGGTCAAAGCAGCCCCAGAAGAACCGCATCTGGTTTTCAGAAAATGGAGCCGGAATGTTCATTCTTCAAAGTCCTTGATATCGCGGTTTGGAACAGGCCGTTGCAGCAGATCCGCAAGGGTCTGTATGTCGTTATTTTGAGCAGCGGCATTTTCTTTTTCGGATGCGTCTTTGTACATACCCAGATGCTTGCCCAACAGGTCAAGGGCTCGGAGCTTATCTGCAAGTTTGACCTCGTGTTCCAAACCGTCCTCGCCAAAGCTCTTGACCTTAATGGACTGGATTGCGGCCAGATCATCCCGGGAAGCATCCAGCTTCACGGAAGCTGTCTCCGGGTCGATCAGGTCGCTGGCGTTTGCAAAAGCAATCTTGGCAAGTTCCCGCACGACACGATCAGCAGATACGCCGGTCCGACGGCTTTGCTCGGCCTGCAGCTGGGCAAGACGATTTTGAACCATAACATTTGATAACAGGCGAGCACTCTGCTCTTGGGCTGTTTTGGGGCTGTATCCGGCGCGGATGGCCGCCTGGGTCGCGTTCAGGTCGATCATATATTCTTCACAGAAACGATCCTGCTTGTCGGTCATCCTCACCACCTCTCTTGCCGTAAAATCAAAAAGCCGCCCGGAAGATCCGAACGGCAGGATATAACAAAGAAACCCGGCTGGTACATTCAGGCTGTTGGTCGGGAAAGGTGATCCTCTGTGTCAGCCGGGCAGCACAAAGCCCGCAGGGATGAAGGGAGTAAGTCTTTCCTGCGGGCTTCGGCATTTTAAATTTTAGCAGGGGTTGACAGTATTATCAAGTCCGGTTCGCTCCGGTTCAGTCCGGACTTTTGATATCCAGTCTTTTTATGGCCGCGCTGTGGCGCTGGAACATCTGGCTGCGGGAACTGCGGATGTTGATCGCGATGTCCGGCCAGTCCTCCAGCAGGATGTACCGCCGGAACAGGATCATGAAATCCACCTCATCGTCCAGCTGGCGGAACACCTCCATGATCTCGGCCCGGATGGCGTCGCACACGGCAGACTGCGCCTCAGCGGCCCGGCGGGCCTCGTCGATGCGTTCCACACTGCGGGGCAGAGCCTGTCCGTCGCCGTTGCCGCCCGGCACGGGGGAAAAGCGCTCGGTGGTGTGGGTGGCATCGGTCTGCAGCGTGGCCAGTTCGTCCAGTTTGAGCAGCTCGAACCGCTTGGCTGTCCGGTACCGCCAGAGCCATGCCTTTTTCTCTTCGTAGGTCATTACAGTTCCTCCACCCGGACGAACACGCCGCAGGGGTCCGACCAGAATTTCTCCACGATCTCGCTGCACACCTGCGCGTCATCGGCCCAGAAGTGCAGGCGGGTCATTTCGTCCTTGAGGGCCTTTTCCAGATTGTCGGTGTCCGGCTTTGCGGTGCGCCAGCTGCCGTTTTTGCGGCCCTCGGCAGGGAAGCACCACTTGACCAGCAGACGCACCGGACGGCCTGCGGGGATGGGCTTTTCCGGCGCGTGGGGTGCCAGATGGGCGTGGAGCTTGGCACGGGTTTGTTTCAGTTCCGGGCTGTCGTGGAGCACCGCGTGCGGCTGCCCGCCCTTCATGTAGGCGTGCAGCTGTTTTGCATTGTGGGTAGTGGTGGGCGGCTGCATGGGGAGAAAGAATTGCATGTACATGGGGTTCACCTCGTTTTTCTTTTTCTCAGGGTTCGCCAACGTGATGGGGAGGGTTCCCCGAATGGATGGGGGCTGTGGTCGCCCCATCCTTCGGGAGACCCCATCACAATTGCAGTTGCAGTTTTAGCTATTATATATAGGCTATTTTGCACTGCAAAATCTGCAGTCATAGCGGCTATAACTGCAAAATTGCAGTTTTTCGTGTCGTGCAAAATAGCGGCTATTTCTGCATTTTTACAACAAATTGTAATCGGACTTATTACGGTTTGTTTAACCTGCGCTGCCGGGCTCCTTGCGCCCCACTTTCTCGCCATCGATCCAGAAACGTCCGTCATCTTTCAGCCGCGTCTTGATGGTGCGGGGCTTCAGATCCATGTATTCAGCCAGCGCATAGACGGTAACTTCGCCGTCCATCATGCAGGCTTCAAAGGCGGTGTCCAGTTCGGCCTTTTTGTCCTTGGTCACCTTGCCTTTATCGCCCCAGCGCTTGGCGGCACCGCGGCTGCCCAGCGTTTTGAAATCGCTGTCCGGCTGCAGGTCCTCCAGCAGGCCGGTGTCCAGCTTGTGCACGGGGTAGTCGAACCAGAGGTTCACCGGGTCGAAGCGGGCAAATTCGCGCAGGGTGCCTTCGATGCGCCATGCGGTCATGCCGTCGGCCATTTTCTCAGCAGCCGCGACCTCAGCATCGATGGCCCGCAGATCTGCAAGGCCCAGTTTTTCCTTTGCGATGGTCAGCATCCGGTGGCGGCTGAGGGTATCATCCAAGCCGTAGGCATCCGCATGACCGCGTTTGTCCAACATGGCCTTGATCACGCGGCAGGCGGCTTTGTTATGCAGCTGCTCCCGGATGGCATCGGTGGGCACCAGCTCGGTCATGTCCAGCATGGCATCCGGGTCGCGGGCGAACACGCCGGAGCCGGATGCACGGTCCATGCTGCGCTTGCCGCCCTGCGCACCTTTTGAGTGGTGGTGGCAGTAGATCACGGCGCAGTCCAGCGCACGGCAGACAAGGTCGAACTGGTTGCAAAACTTTGCCATCTGGTCGGCAGAGTTCTCATCGCCGGTGATGACCTTATAAATGGGGTCGAGGATCACGGCGGTGTAGCCTTTTTTCTGGGCCCGGCGGATGAGCTTTGGGGCCAGCTTGTCCATGGGCACGGACGCGCCGCGCAGGTTCCAGATGTCGATGCTTCGCAGGTTCTGCGGGGGCAGGCCGAGGGCGGTGTACACGTCCTTGAAGCGGTGCAGGCAGGAGGCCCGGTCCAGCTCCAGATTGATGTACAGTACCTTGCCCTGTGCGCAGGAGAACCGGCCCAGCCAGGGCGTGCCTTCGGCGATGGCGATGCACAGTTCGATGAGGGCAAAGCTCTTGCCCGCCTTGCTGGGGCCTGCCAGCAGCATCTTGTGGCCCTTGCGCAGCACCCCGGTGATGAGGGCATCGGCCAGCGGGGGCAGGCTCTCCCAGTCGTCGGCCAGACTCTCGGTCTCGGGCAGCTCGTCGGTTTCCGCTTCCAGCCAGTCCCTCCACTCATCCCAGCAGGATTTTCCGATGTTCGTTTCCAGCAGCACCTGCCGTTTGTCACCGCGCAGGATGCCGGGCATCCGGGAAAGGCGGGAAGGGTTGCGATTCTGCTGGTCGATGGTCAGGCCGTTTTTCTGGCAGGCGGAATAGAGATAATCCACACGCCTGCGGTACTCGGCATAGTCCGGGGCATCCACCTTGACGATGGCGTGGACGCTCTTGCCGCCGGAGTAGACCAGCGCGGCACAGGGCAGTTCCAGCTGCTTGATGATGGCCTGCTGCTTGCCCAGCTCCATGTTGTCGCACTCCACGAGGGCATAGCGGTAGGCAGTAATATTGGCATCCTTGCGTCCGGTGCCGTCCACAGGGTTGAAGCAGATCCATGCACCTACTTCAGGATCACAGTCGCCCACCACCTTGCCGAGGTCACCGCCGCAGGCATCCAGCTCGGTGATGAGCTGCCCTGCGGTGCGGGTCCAGCTGCCTTTTGCAGGGCGGCGGCGGTCGGCGGCCATAAAGCTTTCGGTCACATAGGCCACATATTCGTCCGGCTCAAACAGGGCCTGCAGGTAGCGTTTGAGCTGATCCACAGGGTCCCACTGTTCAGGCAGGGCCAGCTCGTGGGCTTCCACCCAGCGTGGGTCTACCAGACGGCCCTCGGTTTGTGCGCCGGTGCCGGCAGAAATATCATCGTTCCAGTCCAGAGCGTGGCCTGCGGGGCCGCTCCATCCGTGGGAGTAGGCCAGCTGGAAGATGCTGCTTGCGGTGACGGGGCTGGCCCCGCCGCCGTGAAAGCTTTCCCATTTCTTGACGCACTCGCCCTTGTGATAGCGGCCCGCATCGCGGGTGCTCCACTGTTCCCAGAGGGTAACGGGCAGGCCGGAATCCTTCAGGGCCATGCCCACCATGAGCCATTCGTCATAGGTCAGGGCGGACGGGGATACGAAGTCCAATGCTTCCTTGAGTTCATTTTCATGTTCCATTCGCGTTACCATCCGAAGTCAATGTCTGATGTGGGCGGCTCCTGTGCAGGAGTGTAAGTCTTTGGGTTCACGCCCTTGGGCACGCCGCGCCAGCCCTGCACCGCAATGCGGTCGATCATGTGTTTGGCTGCATCGAAGCTCCACGTGCCCACGCTCTGGAAACCGTAACGTTCCAGCACGCGGATCTGCTTGGGCGTTGTCAGCCCTTCAGCGCGGCGCTTGTTCAACCGGTCCAGCAGCAGGGAAGCCTTGCCTGCGGATTCCACCGCGTCCGGCAGGATGCCCATTTTCTCAAGAGCAGCAGTCTGTTCAGCGCTGGGCGGGCCTGCTTCCCAGCCAAAGGCCGGCACATATCCGGCAAGATCTTCAGCCTGAATACTCATTTCGTACTGCAGCGGGTCCACGAGACGGGCTTTTTTGCGGCGCTGTTCTTCCAGCTGTTTTGCAAGGGCTTCCTCCCGCTGGGCCACCACGTCCTCGCTGGCCTGCACGGCTGCTTCCTCGATGTCCTGCGGGCAGCCGCTCTCGGCCAGATTTTCGGTCATCTGGCGGGCCACGGCGCGGTCCTCGCAGACCAGATCCGCCGGGCGGCAGAGCTCGTGCTTGTCGGTCATCCACAAAAAGTCGAGGAGCAGCAGGTCGGTCTTGCCCGGGGAGAGCCGGGTGCCGCGTCCCACCATCTGGCTGTACAGGCTGCGCACCTTGGTGGGCCGCAGCACCACCACGCAGTCCACGGACGGGCAGTCCCAGCCCTCGGTGAGCAGCATGGAGTTGCACAGCACGTTGTACTTCCCGGCATCAAAGTCGGCCAAAACCTCGCGGCGGTCGGCGCTCTGGCCGTTGACCTCGGCGGCGCAAAAGCCCTTGGCGTTCAGCAGATCCCGGAACTTCTGGCTGGTTTTGATGAGGGGCAGGAACACCACCGTTTTGCGGCCCTTGCAGCGCTGGGCCATCTCGGCGGCGATCTGTTCCAGATAGGGGTCAAGCGCAGTGCCGAGGTCTCCCACGGCGTAGTCCCCGCCGCTCATGGTGACAGAAGAAATGTCCAGCTTCAGGGGAATGGTCTGGGCCATGATGCGGCACAGATAGCCCTCTTTGATGGCATCGGTCAGCTTATACTCAAAGGCAAGGCTGTCGAACACCTCGCCCAGATTGCGCATGTCGCCGCGATCCGGCGTGGCGGTCACGCCCAGCACCTTGGCGTGGTCGAAGTAGTCGAGGATGCGGCGGTATCCGTCGGTAATGGCGTGGTGGGCCTCGTCGATGATGATAGTGCCAAAGTAATCATGCGGAAAGCGTTCCAGCCGGGCGGTGCGCTGCAGGGTCTGCACGCTGCCCACCACCACACGGAACCATGTATTCAGACAGGTGGCATCTGCCTTTTCCACCGCGCTGACAAGGCCGGTGGAGCGCTGCAGCTTGTCCGCTGCCTGTTCCAGCAGCTCACCGCGATGCGCCAGAATGAGCACCCGGTGGCCCGCCCGCACCTGATCGGCAGCTACCGATGCAAACACGATGGTCTTGCCGGTGCCGGTAGGCAACACCAACAGGGTGCGGGTGTGGCCGTTCTCCCACTCGGCGTGGATGCGTTCACGGGCCTGCTGCTGGTAGCGCCTCAGTTCCTGCCCCATCAGAATGCCCCCTGCGTCCAGCCCTGAGTGGGTGCGGCCTTGGGTTCCGGCGGCGGCAGGAAGCGCTGCACGTCGTTGCTCTGGCCGGTCTCGCCTGCATGAGGGCCGCTCTGCTTGGTGTACTCCCGGATGCCCAGACGGCACCAGCCTCGGGCACCCACCACTTCGTTCCAGCGGGGGCGGAAGGTCTCGCCGCGCTTGCACTGACCGATGCTCTCGAAGAAAGCGCCCAGCAGGCCCTGCGTTTTAGTGTGCAGGTACAGGCGGTGGGTGACGGTGGTGCCGCCCTTGGCCCCGCCGAAGATCTTCAGGGTCAGCTTTGCCATGGAGCAGGGCGGCAGCTTGGCGCTGCCCTCAAAGCGGGCACGCTCCATGCCGGTGACCTCAAAGGCATACTCGCCCTCGGGCAGGAGCACGAACTCCTGCTGCTCGTTGGTAAATTCGTCGTCCCAGCTCAGGGCGCGGTCGGTGGTGTTCATTTCGTTCATAAGTAATTACTCCTTTATTATAAAACTCCTTCAGTCACGCTTACACGTGCCAGCTCCCTCCGTGAGGGAGCCTGTTAAAACGGGATATCACGGTTATCCAGCACCATCTGGAACACCTGCGGCCATGCGGCGATCAGACAGCCCTCCACAAAGTCAGCGGGGTAGTCCTTGATGGGCATATCCTCCGGGAAATAGCCCCGTTTGCCCACAACGCCCTGCAGTTCTTCACAGCTGACCTTGTTGGCGCTCATCAGAGCGGCCAGCTTTTCCGGCACGCCCAGACTGAGCAGAACATTTTTCTCGGAGCTTTCCTGCAGCGGTGCGGGCTGCGGCTGAGCCACCGGCTTTGCTTCCTGCTGCGGGCTGGGCAGGATGTCGGCTTCCGGCTGGGAACGCGGCTGCGGTTCCGGTTTCGGTGCCTGTGCAGACATAGCGCCGGGGATGCAGGCGGCAATGCTGGCATAGTCAAAGGGTACTTCCTCCGGCAAGTCAAAGCGGTTTTTGGCATCCCAGCAGGGGTGATGCGCGGTGTACAGTACACGCCTGCCGCCGCTGGCCTTGCTCTTGGCGTTCTTGCCGTCGCCCACCTTTTCCACAACGGTCTTGTAGTTGGCAAACAGCAGCATATCGCACCACTCGCGCAGCAGCGGGGCCACCTGTTTGGAAGTTTTCATGCTCCAGCGGTCGTAGTTGCCCACGGCATCCGGCTGCTCAAATTTGGTAATAGCGGCATGGGCCAGCACCACCACGTTGTGCCCGGCCTGCAGCACCTCTTCCAGCGCGTCCAGCAGCTTGCCGAACTCTTCCTTAATATAGGTGTAGCCCTTGCCGTAGCCGAAATCTTCGATGCCGTTCACCTTGGCTTTGGCACACACGGCCTGAATGCACAGGCGTTCAGCCCAGTCGGCGGTATCAATGACCAGCGTGCCGCAGGGGACACTGCCCTTGCGTACCTCGGCCACCTCATCCAGCAGCATGGCCCAGCTGGTGGGTTGGGGCAGGCGCTTGACGTTCAGCCGCTTGGTGCCGCCCTCGGTGTCGATGAAAACAGGATCCGGAAAATGGGATGCAAAGGTGGATTTGCCGATGCCCTCCGGGCCGTACAGCACGGTTTTGACCGGCGCGGTCTGGATGCCGGTGGTAACTGCATATTTGCTCATTTAGAACGCTCCTTTCGTCCAGCTTTTCTGCTGGGGCTTTTCGGTGACGGGCGGCAGGGTGGGTTCGGCATCCTTCACCATGCCGTCCTCAATGATGATCTGGCATTCACTGCCGGTGGAAACGCGGGTGGCAATGGCCTGCAGGTGTTCTGCTTCCAGCCATGCGGAAAACTCCTGCAGGGTGGTCATGTCCATCTGTTCCAGCTTGTCCAGCAGCACGAAACCGCAGTCCGGGTTCAGGCGGCAGACGATGGCAGCGGCCACCCGCAGCTGGTCGCTGCCGGACATATCCCGCCAGTGCTTGCCTTTATAAGTAAGGGCACCGTCCTCTACGCCAAGGCCCGGCAGGGGCAGGTCGGCACCGTTCAGCAGGGCCATACGGTCGGCACGCTTCTGCGTGATGGCTTCAGTCAGGCGCTTATATTCACTGTCATACTGGGCAGCCTCGTCCTCGGCGCGGGATTTTTCGAGGTTGGCGCGGACTTTGCGGTTGATCTCCTCAATATCCCGGATGGATGCTTCCAGTTCGGCAGTGGATTCGTCCTGAAGCTGTTCCGCCGTTTTGCTGGCATCCATGGCCTGCGTGAACAGCAGCGTGTGCTTCTTGCTCACTTCTTCCCTCTGTGCAGTCAATTCGGCGATGCGCTCATCCAGACGGTGCATTTCTTCCAGCGCCGCATCCCGCTGGCGGGCCAGCTCATGGAACTGCTGGCGCTTGCGCTGGTTCTCGCCGTTGCGGGCCAGAATTTCCTGCTGCTGGCGGATGAGGTCGGACGCGCTGACCGGCTCATCCGGCGCATCCGGGTAGGAGATCAGCTCCTCGGCAAAGTGCTTTTTCTGCTGGGCCAGCTGGCCGGTGAAGGTGCGCTTGTCGTACAGGGCCTTGATCTCCATGTCACGGGTGTGCAGCTCGGTGCCGATGCCGATGATCCGGAGCAGGATGTCGGCTTTCTCCTTGTCGGATGCTTCCATGAAGCGGGGCAGATCCAGCGCCAGCGGCTCGATGAAGGCGTTGAGCAGCTGCTGGCCGCTGCGCCGTCCGGTGGGGTCGGTGACGGTCAGGGTGCTGTTCTTGCCCTTGCGTTCCACCACCACGCCGTTGGAGAGCTTGACCTTGAGGTGGG